TGTCTGCGATGGCTCCTTATAAGGAAGTGGGTAAAGCGACCGGGCGATGTCCCCATTAGCGACATCTACATCCCTCCACTCGCCTGGCTGGATCGGGGAATCATCCCCGGCAACACGCATGCCCTTGGCTTTTAAGCCACCAGGGAGGTTCGCAAGAGTGCCGGAATCAATCAACTGACGCAGGATGGCAGTAGAAGCCTTAGCATTAGCGCCGATCAGATGGATCAGGCCGTAGCCGTAAGCGCCGATACCGGGGACGTAGTTGTAGGCCGAGAACCAGATCAGCTTGTTCTTCTTGGGATCGTCCTCGTCCCAGTTGCGGTAGACCGACAGGACTTTACCGGAAGACTTGTCTACAGTGACGACATAAGGTAATGCAATGCCAGTAGGGCTGCCATCACCGTCAGTATGCTCCAAGCCAGGAATATCGAGATCAATATGAGCCTCAAGAAGAGTAACGGATTCCTCGTCGCCTTGCTTGTACTCGTAGCTAACTTTATCAATCTTGTCTTGAAGTTGGGAGTTGGATTCGTAGTCGGGCCGGATGTCAGCATCGCAATAAAACCCAGTGTACTGTAACTTCTTGACCTCATTGATGTTCTTTGAAAGGATATGGATATACCTACTGGCTGTCTTGAGGGACGTAGCACCATACGGCATAATGAAGTCCTGCGCCGGAACATATTTGATCTCTGGCATATCCGTCAGCGGATCGAAGCAGATCTTCTTGAAGGCAGAGCCGCACAACGCTAGACCAAAGAGCATGCGCTCAGTCTCAGGCCGGTAATCCTTCATCTCCTGGGTAAGTAAGTAGTTCAGGTCTACCTGCATGCGGAGCGCCTGATCTTCTTTCTCCTCGGTGACCTCGCCGACGATCTGGGTCTTCACGGGACCAGATGCCGGGAAGATCTCCATGATGGCATTAGACTGGAAGCGAACAGCCGCCTCCATGATCATATTGTGGTACAACCCACAAGCGCCAGCCCAAGGCTTATTCCGGTCCTCAGTCTTCACCCCGAGGTAGTCCAGGCCATCCTTATATGCACGTTCCCAGTCCTGCCGGGAGTTTAAGTCCTCTTGGAACACATCTTGGATTCTGCGCCCGATAGAGGCAAGTTCAGAGTCGCCAATGTGTTCCGCAAGGTTGGCTGAGTGAGGGAGGTTACCTAGTGACCCACACTCATCTTCCGGCGCTCCGAATTCGATGATCATGCCACCGTCTTCGGTATCAATTGACACAGCCTCGGGATTCAGAACACCGATTTCAATCTCTGCGCTTTCTTTAAGCTCAGGCCCGAAGCTCATCTCATCAAGAGGCTTGTCAATCATATTGTTTACTCTTCTTTTAGAACTCGACTTATTCCCATTCTTTGGGTTTCGTAGCGATGGCGTCTGCCTGAAGCATAGCCTGCCAAGTGTTTGGGTTGTTTTTAATAGTAACTCGAATTAAGCCTACGTTATGCCCAGTCGATCCATTGTTGTACGTCAGGCAATACTGACGCGATTCACCGTCGCTTGGTTCAGGGAACGGCCCACTCCACTGCGGAATGTAGACAGCAGCAACACCATCGCCGATCTTGACAGCATTCAGTTGAGCAACAGTCTCATCGACCTGCGCCATGGTGGTTAGTTGGTTTGGATTAAACATATTCAGTAGTAATCTGCCTTCTTTCTCAGAATAGGCTTTTCATCTTCATCAGACTGCGTTGAGATAAAACCGCCCTGTCTAAATCTCAACAGAGCTTGGGTGGAGCTGTCAACAAGATCGTCGTGATCCGAGTTAGGAAATGAAGCGAACTGCTCTATAACTTCCTCTGCCCAGCGCAATGGAGGAGCATAGACAAAGCCAGAGGCAAATATATCACTTACAGCGTTAACACGAGCAATCTTGTCATTCCCTCTTGATGGAGTGTAATCCTGTATAGGAATACCCATGCGCCGCATCTCAAAGACAAGGGGAGCGCCAGCAGCTTTTGCTTCAATAATGCACGAGTCAGGCTTCCAGTAATTGAACTCCTCTAGCGCCTTCTGTTTTAGTTCAGGGAACTCCAGCTTGTCTTGGAATGCGTTTAGCAGAATGATATTCGTTCGCTTCTTTCCATCTGAGTCGCTGTCGTAGAAGACACCCCAGGTCGTGCAGGCAGAGTAGTCCGAGCGGGTTCCCTTAGTCAGAGCGGTGTCCCAGCTTTGAATGATGTAGTCACAATTCGGCGGGTCATCCTTGTCCCAGATCTTCCACCAGTCCCTCTTTATGAGCGCACCTTCTTCTGAGGTGGGATCTTGCTGGTACTGGGCAGACCACTTTGAGACAGGTAGTTCCGCACGGATCTTGTTGAGTTCTTCGAGAGACCAGAACTCAGGCCAGAGCGGCTGGCCGGATGGCATGATGGCCGGAAACTCGATCACCTCCCACTCATCCATCCCGTCCCGCTGCATCGACGCCTTGAGAATCTGGCCGCACAGATCACGCTTGCTCCAGCGCGTCATCACGATCACAATGGCACCTCCAGGCTGAAGACGCTGCCTGGGTCCAGATGTGTACCACTCATACACACTGTCGTAGATGTCAGGGTTTGTGGTGGCTAGAGCAGCCTCTTGCTCGCTGTGAGGGTCATCAATAATCAAAAGGTCGGCACCTTTACCCGTTACCGCACCACCCACACCGATAGCAAAGTAATCGCCCTGTCTATTAGTGTTCCATCTTCCTGCTGCCTTGCTGTCAGAGGATAACGATATTCCTTCGAAAACAGATTGGTAGAGATCGCTGCCTACTAGGTTTCTAACCTTTCTACCAAACCCAACCGCTAGTTCAGCGGTATGCGCTGTCTGGATTACTTTCTTGTCAGGATATTTCCCCAGGAACCAAGCAGGAAGCAGATAAGAACTAAATTCCGACTTGGTGTGCCTAGGCGCGATGTTAATGATGAGTCGCTTGCATTCTCCCCTAACAACTCTCTCAAAGGCGTCTGCCATGATCTTGTGGTGCCTGCCTACAATAAACGCAGGCCACATCTCCTTCACGAAGTCTATGAAGTTGGTTTGACATGCCTGAACCTTAAACTGCTTCTCGTACCCCTCCAGCCAGTTCATCAACTCTGCCCGCTCTTCGTACGGGAGTTTCTTTGCGTTCTGGGCAATGATATCGGCCTGCTGTGGAGTGAACCTTCCCGTGAGGATATTCCTTATATTCACACCACCATCATCGCCTACCCAGCGCCACAAATGTAGAATCTATACAGGAGAGTTTTTCCCTGATGGACACTGCCTGGATCTCGATTGCGATGAGCGCCGTAGTTTTACTGGTTCAATTGACCAGCCGATACCACAAAGACGGCGCAGCATCTGAGGCAAACCTCAGAAAATTCGAGGGTGTCATCACCCAAGAGATCTCGAAGATCCAGGTCCAACTTGCCAGACTCCCAGACGAAATCATGACCCGCGTGGGGCAGAACTATGTGACCAACGACCGATACGTCGCCGAGATGGATGCCATCCGAAACCATCTCCGGCATATCGAACAGTCGGTCAAGGGCTAACGCCAATAAAAAAGGGCTTGCCTAATTTACTGGCAAGCCCTGCACACTAAACCGATAAGAGACTTTCGGAGCGCCCAGCTATCAGACTGGACACCCCTATCTTATCACACTACCTACCACCATACACCACGATCTCATAAATTCCGTCAACTAGCTTCATCCCAAGCTCTGCGCTATCCCCAGGCTCAACCACGCAAGACTCAACCCACCTTAACACCTCTATCGAATCGTACCTGACAACCCTGCCCTTATGCCTCAGATAAGACGGCCCGTACCCGATACTGCGCCAGTGCTTCAGGCATGGTATAGAGATCCTCGCGTACTCCGACAACTCCCGCTCTGTCATAAGGATAGACGGTGGATCTGTCGCTTGCATAAAACGAGAATATCAATACTCGACCTTAAAAGTCCTCCTGCCGTCCTTAAACCCAACATATTCTGATACGAACGGCTTCCCGCTATTGAACATTTTTATAGCGCCGGAGATTGATTTCACCCACTCCTCACCCTCGCGCACCTTCTCCTTCTCCCTGGCGAGTTCCTCTGCCAGCACCGCGTCAATCTGCGTACTCGTCAACTTGCCCGTGTTCTTTAGGCGCTTCCGCAGCCTTCGCTCCGCCTCTTGTTGAATCAGTCTATCTCTTTCCACTTTCCCTCGTTTTGGTGATCTTCCATGCCGCGACGTG